TCAGCAAAAGCGGTCACATACGAGTGTGATGAGATATTGAAAAAACACCTACGTTTTCAAGTGTCAATCGACGATGAAAAAAAGAGCGACATGGCTGATTCTAGACCAGCAACCTATAAATATTTGATAGAAAGAGTATATTCACAGATACTAACTAATCCTGACGAGATGGAAAAATTACAAAAGTTTTTTAATTAATGAAAAAGTACATTCAGTTATTTGAAAGTTGGCAGCGAGAGGAGGAGATCACTCTTAAGTCAAGAATGGGAAGAACGATTGAGATCAAGGTAAAACACGGCAAGATTGAAGAGATCGATAACGAAGCAGGTGTCAGATTTCCATTCGTGACAGGTCAGCCTCTACAGAAACCATTTATGAAAAATTGGGCCTGTCGAAATGGGTTTAAATGGAACGGAGAAGATCCTTGCGAACAACCCGAAAAAAAGATATTTGGAGTACGAGCGAAGGACATTCCTCACGGACATGAATGGAGAATGCTTTTTCCAGGAAAGTTTAGAGATTAAAGAATCCCCATCTCTTCCATTAGAGTTCTACACTTTTCCCAATCTACAAAGGGTCGATCTGACATTTGAGGGTCAACCTTAAGCGGAATTCCCAAACAGATATCGTCAATGATTAACTGACCGTATGCCTTAGGCGAACTCGTCCAAGCCCGTTGAGTTGGATTCTCTTGGATTCCATAAAGAGGTATATCATTCTTCTCAAACCAGTTAACTGCATCCTTTAAAAACTTTCCCTTGCTAGTATCGCTTCGCATGGTGAAAAGAATCAGGTTATGACCTGCGATGACAAGGTCTCTTAATACTTCCGGTGCACCTATCTCTTTTCCGACATATGGAAAATCGTGTGTTGTGCAAGTTCCGTCAAAATCTACTAATATGTCCATCGTTTTAATTATTTTAATGAAAAAGAGGCCTATATGGGCCTCTTTTATTTATCAAGAGTTCTTATTATTTTATGTTTAATAGAGTTCCTGTGTTTCCGGTCATTGTTGTAGGAAGCTGACCATTCCAACTAGTCCATTTAATGTATTCGATATAGGCTGGACTCAATTCTTGCTGCTTAAGCTTGATCGATAGAGCGGTAGCTTGGGCGTCGATGATCGCCTTAGCTGAGTCACCCTTTGCGATTGCAATTTTTTCTTGAGCTTCAGCTTCTGCTACAAGCTTTCTTTGCATCGCAGCTTGCGCTTCCTGAACAGCCTTAGTTTTAGATTCAATGGCCTGTTGAAGTGCGGTTGGCGGAGTGATATTAGTTCTTAACTGAGAAACAGTGAACCATTTAGAGAGCCTCTTATTACACTCAGCAACGATAGCCGCCTCAAACTGCTCACGATTATTGAATATCGCGTCGACTTCCCACTTATTAGCGACGTCATTTACTGAAGAAACGATAGCGTTCATTAACCAGCCCTGCTCAATTTGTTTTATGTCTAATCGTAGGTTTTCAAACATGTTTCCTATTGCATTTGGCTTAAGCGAATAGTTAAAGCTTGGTTTGATTGAAGCTGCGAACCCACCCTTAGTGATAACTGTCTGGTCCTTGTATTCGATGTGTTGCTGATATGTTGGGAACTCTAGGAGCTGCTCAACCCAAGTGTTATACATCACCCATCCAGTCTTGTATTCGTAATTAGAAACTCCTCGATTATCGCCGGTCAGATTAACTTTGATCCCAACGTGACCCGCATCGACTCTTTCTAGTGCAAACGGCTGAACGACCCCGATCACGATTCCAACTACTCCTATTATTATTCCTGTGATGAATCCTCGTTCGTCATCATTATTTTTTGCGATCACCACTTTAACGATCGCTACGATTATAAAAATCGCGATTAAGATACCTGAAATCATTCTTCTTTTTTTATTTTATTAGTTATGTAATTGATGATCGTATTCACGATCAATTTAATTTGCCACCAAGTATAATAGATTGCAATTAGGGTGGATACCATTTGCAAAATGGGATCAAACTCTCTACTGATGCAGTACTCAAAGTAGAGATTCATGATCGCGATGTAGGCGATCGTCAGAGCGACCACGCCCCAAGGACCAATTTTAAGACTTAACTTCTTTTCATTTTTCATAGTGTTAATAAGTAATTTTCAGGTTTATATTATACTCTATTTTAGATAAAGTTTAAAAATAAATAATAAAAAATACCTGGAATTGAAACACATACTTGAAAGAGAAGAATTCATGGACATTCAAGGCATTGACTGGAAAGGAATCAGATTCGTTCGATTAGAATCCGAAGGAAACTTAATGAATTTGGGAGTGATCCTTCCTGGAGAGAATGAACCCAATCCAGAAATACAGTTGACCATACAGGTCATCTACGATTATCTATATCAGCCTCACATAACTCTCGGAGAAGAAATCAGAAGAAAGGGACTTGCTACCAAGATTTATCGAGCCCTAATCCAAAGGCTGGGCCATCTCTATTCTGGAAAAGGTCGTCGTCAGAACCCAATGGTGGATAAGATCTGGAACAAGCTAAAGAGTGATCCTTCGATAGACTGTGCAAGTAGCGAAATAGGTGATGCGTGCTGGACGCTAGACAATCCTGATGGAGAAGATATCCGAGCTTTTATCGAAGGATAGTTAAGCTCCACTGTTTAAAACTTAAGACTGGTGAAAAGCTTTCGTTCGCTTGCCGAAAATCCATAAAGATCTTTGTAGCCTCATCGCCATCAATTATAAAAGAAGAGTCCCATCCCTTAGTCTTTACATAAGGAAACTCGCTTGATCTTGAATCTACTGCGATATCTGTGACGGTTCCGATATTTACTAGCCATGAACCTCGACCTATCTCCTTAGCTAGAGCGATCTTTTCTCCTTTTCTAATGAGTCGATCAGTTTGCACCGGCAGGTTAAACATTGGTTTCTCCAACCAGTGTAACCACTTCTTGCCCACCTTTATCTGAACCTCGTTTCCAGTAGCTCCCTTAATCAGCTTAGATTGCAGGATCGGAAGAGCTCCCCAAGTATTAAATTTTTCGTTTTTTTCAAGCAACCACACCTTTTCAGGAGTAACGTTCATCTGCTTTGGAATAGATTCAAGGCTAAAGGTTGATTCTCTTTCTAGGTCAGGTCGCATTCTGACCACTTCCTGTTTAATAACTAACGAGTCCTTTAAAAAGGATTCTAGTTGTTGTTCATATGATTCTCCAGAATTAAAATTAAGCGAAATGATTGATATTCCTCCTGGAGTTAGAATGACCTTGTGTCTTTTCTCAAGCTCTTCACTCGATTCAAGATTTACTGAAAAGACTCTTGAGATCTTAGCTATCTCCGCCTCTCTTTCTGATCGTAGATGTTCGATTGATTTATTAATTAAAAACTTTTTTTCGCTCGGTGAATTACCGTCAACGTTATAAAGCTTGATCGTAGAGACCTGTGATCCCACCGAAAAAAGCCAAAAACATTTTCCCGTTCTAAAGACTTCTTTTCCGGTACTAGCATCCGTTCTTTCATAGACTCTAAAGACTGGCTCAACTTCTTCTCCATTAGAAAGGGTGACCTTAGCTTTTCCCAATCGCAGGATTCCGATATTTCCGACTGGAACGTCGGCCTCACTAAATATCTTACTTTTAGTAGGGTCTGCTATCTTTGAAAGAACGTCTCTAAAAAACTGTTGAGCCTTTGCCTTTTCATCCGGTGAAGCTGATACTTGTTCTCCTTTCTTGTCAGTAAATCCTATTAACTCGAGCCGAGCGAGCCTAGTCTCGACTCTTTCTAAATAATGAGAACCTCCATCTTTTTTTAGAGTTAGTGCCTCGTTTATGAAACTTTGGAAATCCTTTAACAAACTGGGAACATTTCTTATTATTTATCGAATAAATAACAAAAAAGCCGATCGAATGTCAAACTCTAACAAGTTTTGTGCAACTTCATTTGAAGCGTTTGCACTGTTTGAAGATTCTAATTTAAGTAAAATGGGTCTTCCTAAAGAAATGATCCGAAAGATTCACACTAAAGAAGAGCACTACACCGAAAAATATCCTCAAATGGGACACACATATAAGTCAAGAGCGGCAGTACCTATGCCGTATAAGTACTTTATCCCTTCTCCAGAGATCGATATCCCAGAACCAATCAAGTTAAGGGGTCGTAAGTCTAACAGAAGCCCATTCCAAGACAAGGAGGTTAAGAGTGAGTACACTGATTTTGCATGGTATCTTCAGTCGATTCCATTTGGAGCGATCCGAATCTTCATCGTAAACGAGGACATTGATTTCTTTATGTTCCTATATCACAAGCAACCGAGCAAAGGAGCTACCGGAGAGCAGTATGCGGTAATGGCATGG